GTTGCGAGCCAACCCATATCACGCCCGGAACCCAAGTCGAAAATCTCGCCGAAGCGGTGGCACGAGGACGGCTTCCGATCGGCGACCAAAGCTGGCCGAGGTTGCACCGTGAACGTATCGCTCGCGGAGAGCAGCATGGCAACGCCAAGCTGACGGTCGCGATGGTGCTTGCGATCCGAGAAGCGCCCGGATCGCAAGCGGCCATCGCTGCCGAGTTCGGCGTGTCCCAGCAGACCGTCTCCAAGCTCAAGCGCAGGGAGCGCTGGGACTGGCTGGATGGATCGCATTCCTAGCCACATCATGATAAGTCCTTTGTTTTGTTGGACTTATCACTCACCAACTATGCGAACCGCTAGCTCCGGGCGAACACACTTGACTCCGTACAGAATATCGTAGCTGAAACGAGTCCGCTTGTGCTGGCGGCTGACTTCCAGCCGGAGTGCCAGCCCGGAGATCGGGTCGATTGCGGACTGGTAGGTGCCGAGGCCCATCGGGTCTGCGGCGGCGAAGGGGCGGGACACCAGCGCGAAGGCGTCGCGGTGGAAGGCGAGGTTGACGCGGTAGGTGTCGCTCGCGCCGAGGACGGTGATGACTTCGGACGAGGACGCGGCCTTCTTCAGCCCGGGCTGGATGGTCATCGAGGTGGTTGGGGCGGTTCCGGTTGGGACCACGCAGACGTACTGCTGTTCGTCGCCCGCGATGGTGAAGATGTCGCCTGCGAGGATCGAACCCGTTCCGCCGGTCAGGTTGACGGTGGTCGCGCCAGCCGCGTTGGTGCCGGTCGTGGTGCCGACGCCCGTCCAGATTCCGGCGGTGTGGTACGGGATGTTCTGATCGAGGAACCAGAACGCGCCGAGCTTCTCGCCGATGTCGCCCTTCAGGATGCCGCCCGTGTCACCACGGTAGCTCGTGTCTTGGAACGCCCGGAGGGACATCGCGGCGGCCTTGGCCTTCGCGTTGATCGCCACGTAGCGGTTGTCGGGCGGGGCGAGTTGGTCGTTCAGGATCTGGTCCGCATCGAGGTAGGCGGCGAGGTCGGTCTGGAACGGGGTCACGCCAACGGAGCCGGATGCGCCGTACACCGAGGCGTACAGGCCGAGCAGGTGGCCGTCCACCTTGTTCGCCAGCGACTTGACCGCTTCGGAAGCCTGCATGGGGATCGTGCCGTTCACGACCTCCAGCATTTCCTTGTCGTTCAGGAAAAAGGGCGCTTCCCACCACTGGTCCAGCGTGATGCTGACCTTGGTGGGCACCACGCCAGCGTCGTCCGGAGCGACGTAGCTCGGGGACACGGCCTGCGCGGTGATCGCGGACGGGATGTTGATGTCGATCGTGGACATCTTCTCGCCCGCCGCGACCTCGTAGGCCCGGTTGACGAAGCGAGGCATGACCGCCATCTGGCGCAGGGCCATCAGGCCCTGTGCGAGAAGCTGCTGTACGGCATAGGTGAGGGTGTTGGTGTTCGCCATCGAGTGTGGCCTCCAAAAATCGTCTTCGGTTTAGGCCACACCGTGGCACGATGTACGGCTCCGCCGCCACATCGCACTGTTAAAACGCGAGCTACGCTACGGCAGCTACGCCGGATCGTCCCGGAAGCACCATACCGCTGCGATTCTCCTGAATCACGAGCAGCCGGTGCGGGCGGATCGGTTTCCAGCCTAGCACATCACTCTTTCGAAGATTACAGGCCATGCACGCAGGCACTGCGTTACAGATCGCGTCCTCACCACCCTTGGAGAGTGGTACGACATGATCTACGTGCGCCCACTGGGCCTTGCCACAATAAGCGCACAGTCCTTCGTAGAAGGCGACCACCTCTGCCCACTCAGCCGTGCGTCTGGCATTCCAGCGCCTCTTTCGGGCCTCCTGAAGCGCGAGTTGGAGTCCGATCCAGACGTTCGCGATCTTGCCGGATCGCGCATCCAAGCCGAGAACGGACTGAATCTGAGCAAGGGCGTTCGACAGCGCCTCTGCATCGCGTCGTGCTGGTGACTCCAGAAGCTTGCGCTTGAGGAATCGAAGCTTCCGACAGAGTTCCGGGTTGCCCTGCCGGGCCGCAGTAGCCCTCCATGAATCGAGAGCCTCGTTGCGCCGCTTCTCAACACGATGCCGAAGAACCGCGACGTGATCTTGACATAACGGGCTCGTCGCGCTCAGGCCGTGAACTTCCAGCATGGTGAAATCGAAATCTGCACACCCGCAAGCGTCGTTCTGGCAGAAGAGATAGGCGCAACGATCCGCGCTTTTCTCTTCTGCCATGCGGACTTGGACAACAAGATCCATCTACTCCTACTGCTGGACGATGATGTCGCCCTTCGCGATGCCCTCAAGATTGCGTCCGAACTCCAGAGGGTCGTTCGAAATGACCTTACGAGGCGAGGGGGGTGGCGGGTCGCCCTTCGGCGATGCTCCTCCGCCCTTCGACTGCCGGAACAGGTGCGGGGCCTCCGAAAGCAGCGACTTCGCCCACTCCTCGACACCAAGCGGTTGGCTCGGGTTCGTGGGTGAGTAGAGAGGCGTGTCGCCCTGCTTCGCGATCAGCCGCCCATCGTCGTACTGGAAGATCTCCAGCCCGCGCCGGACGTAGTCTGGGACCGCCCGCTCCTCGACGCCCAGCTTGAGGCCGATCGCCGTCAGTTCCGATTCGGTCGTCTTCCGAGCGAGCAGCGCGGCGGACTGCCGCTCTCGCTCCTCGGCCGCTCGCTCGCGAGCCGTCATCTCGTCCAGCCGCTTCTGCATCGGGCCAACGGCCGCCTCGACTGCACGCTGGGCGATCGTGTTCACGTCGTCTGCGCCCTTGACGCGGATCTTCTCCAACTCTGCGATGCGCGTCTTGAGGCTGTGATGCTCGGCGGGGTCAATCCCCTCGAAGCCCTTGAGCTTCGTCTCCAACTCCGTCTTCAGCGAGTTGAGCCGGTTGTTGTTGTCCCGGAACTCGGCCAGACGGGCGTTCGAGTCTGCCAGTTGCGTTGATGGAACGAAGCCGGGGATGTCACCTTCGAGCTTCAGGACGAACTTGCCGTCCCGTTCCTCGTACGCCTCTTTGATCGGATCCGGCAGCCCTTCGAGGTCCGCTAGCGTCGCCTTCAATCCCATAGTCGCTCCAGAGTTTAGGTCCGATTGCCAGCGTCAACGTCGTGATTGACACGGAAACTAGCAGATTCAAAGATGTGGCGCAAGCCCAGACGTAAGAACTCGGAGGTTGACAGCCCGGAACGGATTGAGCCGCTGTAAATTAGGTCCGCCTCCGTCTTCGTCACGCGAAGGTGAAGCGTCTCCGTCAGGGCGCTCTCTTCGGACTTCCGGGGGCGAGCCATCCGCTACTCCGCACCCATCTCGCCGTCCGTCTCGTCGTCCGCTAGCTCTCCGTTGGCTTCGACGACGGTTTCCGCGTCGATCGGTCCCTCCCCTTGCGGTCCCTCTTCTTGCGGCACCAACACGATCCCGAGAGTACAGCGACAGTGCGGATGGAGTGGGGGGCCTATGGATCCGTTGGAGAATACCGTGTTGGCCCCGATCGGCTTTGTCTCTCCGTTCATTGGGGCACAGTCAGAACACAGACGTTCGTCTGGGGTCGTGATCCACTCAAGCATCGCGTTTGGCGGCAGTTCGCCGGCCTTCACCGCCTGAATGTACCCAGCCTGCGCCCCGGTGTTTAGTGCATACATGGTCTCCGTGCGGGCAATCATGACGGATCGTTCGCGCAGTTTCCGGGTAACGTACTTAGCCATGAGACGATCGACGGTGTCCGGGTTGTGCCCGATGTCGATCAGTCCGGCCTTGTAATTGAAGGCGGCTAGCATCTGAGGGCCATTCAGCCCGATCATCCCGGGCATCTCGTTGGTCGTCGCGCCCGGCTCGGAAACGACACCAACGATGGACTTCGCGGCGTCGTACGGTGGGATGCCCTCGCGGATCGCCTTCACTACAACGGTGCGGATCGCCGCCATCGTATCGTCAGTTACGAACGTCACGAGCTTCGCACCAACGGCCTTGGCGACCTTC